CATGGACCTAATAATTTATCCTTTATGGAGTTTTGCCGTGTGTTTAGGAGCAGCAGCTAAGACAGCTAATGAGAATGCTCGTAGAAGATACAAATACGAGAACGAAAGAAGAGAGCGTAACTGGATGCAAACAACATCTATTTATAATGCTCAAAAAGTTAAATATGACGAAGACGTACAAAATGCTACCTTAGCTCAGACTCAAGCAGTAGTCGAGCAGCAAGAAGCAATGGACAACGCCAGAGGCGAAGCTCAAGTCAAGTACCAAGAATTATTTAGAAAATTATTAGAAGATAGTACTTATGGAAAGTTAGTAGCATCTGGTCAAACAGGTCAGTCAACTAGAAGAAGAGGTACTCTTGAATATGCTAAGTATGGTAGAGATGTTAGTGATATTGCTAGAAAACTAACCCTTAATGACAGAGAGCTTGCTCGTAAGAGTGCAGGGGAAATAGCTAAATATAAACAATTTAAAGATCAGGCATTTGCCAAGATTGCATTCCAACCTATCCCAGATGTTGCACCACCACAACCTGTTATGCAGAACGTAGGAGCTGCAATGTTTATGGATGCTTTATCTATTGGTTCATCTATAGCCACAGCTGGTGGCAGTTCAGGATTTAATTGGTGGAACTAATGACAAACAGTTTTTTTAATTTTACAGAATCTCCTGATTTTGGTTCGATACTTGCAGACAGTTATGGCTCAGTTAATACAAGCTATGACAGACGAGAAGAGCTTGAACAGGAGAATGATAAAACACGGCTGAAGAATGCCGAGATGCCGTTGGCATTAATAAAGGAGTTAATAGAATTTTCTCCAAAAGCCAAGGAGATGGCAGATGGTTTAGCTGAGAAAAGAAGGCAAGGGCTATTAAATGAAGGTTATGGAGGTCTTTCTGAAGAAGCTTTGGAATCAGATAAAAATTCATTGAAAACCCTTTTTGACATTAGTAAAGCTGAAAACTATATAAAAAATGCAGCACTAGATAATGGTGATAATGAAACATATGAAACGATAGATAAGGGTGGTCCTCATAGTGCAAGAAGGCGAGTTCTAATGATGGAGGAAATCAAAAACAGACTCGGTACAGAATTTACACCTTGGGTTACAAAGAATTATCCAGCTGGATTTAATAGTGTGGCAGAAGCACGAATGGCTTTTGATAAATATAAAACTGGTATTCTTACAAATGCTGATCAACTAGGTTTTAATTTAAGGTTTACTAAAAACCAACTAAGAGAAAGTTTTGCTGGAATAGAGTCTAAATTTTACGAAACTACAAATCAACAAATTACTTCTAAAAATGTTTTAAAAGAACAAAGCAGAATGATAACTGAAGTTAAGAATGCTTTAAATAGTGAAAATCCTTTTGAACAGTTATTAGAAACATCAGAATATAATATTGGGTTTTTTAATGGAAATAAAGCTGATGCTATTAGAGCACATATAAATATTGGTCTGATGGGCATGAAAAACGGTGTTATTAATATTGATAAATTTGAAAGTGCTTTATATGGTGAAGTAACAGCCAAAGGAGATAAAACCAGAATACTTATAGAGAAGTTAGGCGGTGGTTCAGAAAATGCATTATGGGCTGAAGGTGTTTTAAACCAAATAGAAGAAGCTAAGAAAGGTGTATTTGAAAACAAAGCAAGAAATAGAGATAACTATGCAAAAGGTTTTATAGAAGGAATACAAAAAATAGAAAACGAAAGTAAAACTCGTATGACTAAAGTTGAGTTAGCGAGATATATGAGCGAGAATTGGGATATAACTCAAGGTGGTAGTAATCTTCCTCAAGATCTTAAGAATAGATTAGCTAAAGAAGAAGGTGACGATATTCTTATCAAAGCAGAATTAGATTACAAACTTGATAAAGGTATCCCTCTTACAGAAAAAGAAGTACTAAAACTTAGTGATCCATTTTTGGAAGCTCAGTACTTACCAAAAGTTAAAAGTGGTAATCCACTTGCACCATCAAGTGATTTCAAAGCTCTTGCTAAGAATCAAATAAAAGGTTACGCAACTAAACATGCAAAGCAAGCAGGTGTAGCTCCTGGAAGGGAATCGACTCAATGGAATAACATCATGGAGAATGCTGAACGTGAATATCCATTATTGTTTGCTAAACATATGCAGACTGCTGACAGCGCAGTAGATGCTCATATTCTTGCTTTACAAGATATTGAAAAGAATGTATTTGCAGAACGTTACGATAATTTATACGTAAACAAAGATAAAAATAAACAAAGAAATGTAGATTTAATTAAAGCTGAAGAGCATATAAAAGATATTGATCCAAACGTAATTAATACTGGTTTAATTTTTGGTACTGAAGAAGTAGTAAAAGAAGCTGCGGAGTATCCTACGGGCACAACACACTTATTTTATGATCAACTTGCAGCCAAAATTCCTGGCGTAACTGGAGCAGAGCTGCAATATAAACAGGTAGAAATATATAACAAGATGAATGGGTTAGAGAAACCTGTTAAGTCTGATATTTTACTTGCTTATGAAAAACTAGATCCTAAAGTTCAATTCTTTTTATCACATCATCCATCTCCAGCCAAAGTTGCTAGAGCAAAGATTGAAGCATTTAAAGATGATGCACAAATTGACTATGATGAAATTGAATTATTATTACCAGCTGCTGAGGCAGTAATAAGACATGAAATTGGTAAAGATCCGTCAGGATTTGCAAGAGATCTTTCTACGGAAGAATTTATGAATCTTCCAGAGGATATGCAAGAAGGTATCCTTGGCAAAACTCCACAACTTGGAAAATTAGAACCACGTAAAGGTGATTGGCAAAGAACTGATAAAAATACTTTTATCGTATGGAACGGTAAGCAATGGATTGAAAGAGGTGTATTTGGTACAGGTATGAAACAAGAATTTCAAGGGGAAATAGATGAATATCTCGACAGAGATTTAGTACGAAGAAAATTTTAATTACTACGGTAATGCATTATGAATTCTGATTATCAGATTGACATTGATGCTCAAGCGATACAGGATTCTGCACTTGAGTTCAATAAAATATATGAGGAGAATGAAAAGAACGAAGCTCAACGTAAAGAGCAAGAACTTTTACTCCAACAACAACAGGAACAAGCTCAAGCTGAGTTTGATGATCCAAGAAATAAAGAAGGTGGAGGTGGGCTGAGAGGGATTTCTAAGGAAATTCGATCTGCTATTGGCGGAGGATTGCAAGATACTGCATCCTCTGTTGTTACCTTGCCTGAAAGAGCCATTGATATGTTTAGTGGCGAAATGGTCCAAGAGCAACAAACTGATGAAGGTTATGGTGCTGAATGGGATGACTGGTTTGTAGATGATGCAAATCCAATAGAAACAAAAACATGGTGGGGAGGTGCTCTAAGGAGTCTTGTTCACTTTGGTTCAATGGCTGCTGCTATTATTCCAGCTGCCAAAGTAGCTGGTGTTTCAGCTGCAACTACTGCACTCGGTAGTTTAGTAAGAGGTGCTGGAATTGGTGCGGTATCTGATGTCGTTTCTAAATACTCTCAAGAAGAAAACGGTCTTGGTATTTTAAGAGATCGTTTTAATTTTATTGATACACCACTATCAACAAAAGAAGATGACCACCCTGCAATGAAGACATTGAAGAATGTCGTAGAAGGTATGGGTATTGGTGTGATTTTTGATGGTGTTGGTATGGCTTTAGGTAAAGGTATTAAAAAGTTTAAAACCCCAAGTGGTAAATATATTCCTGAATCTAATCAATTACCAGCGGGAACAATAATAGAAGATGGAACTGAAGATGCTGTCAATAAAGCTATGGCTAGAGAAGCCAATGTTGAAGCACAGATAAATGAGAAAGCTGCATTACAAGCAGTCTCAATGAGAGGACAATATGGTGGTTATAAAAACAAACCTATCTCTGATCCTTGGCAAGCATCTCCAAACTCTACTGGTAAAGCAGCTGATGTCTATTACCAAAAACAAAGAATAGATAATGATTGGGGTTCCCAGCATGGATCTACTGATAGTCCATTTACTCAACGTCAGATAGAAAATATTTCTGAAAGTGCGGATATTGCAGAGAAAGAAATGGTAGATCTAATGAAGCCATTTATGTCAGATGCAAGAATCCAAGCAGAGATTGCAGCTTTGAAAAAAGGTCAATCTTTATCAGACAAGTTTTATGACTCTATAAGAAGAGCACATGAAGTAATGCATGGCAGAGAGCGTTTAGAAGATATAGATCCAGATATGTTTGCTGCATTTGATGCAAGAAGTGACACCATTAAAGGTAAAAAGGTTTGGCAAACAGGTGATGTTTTAGCCGCTGACTTTGTAATAGGCGCACTATTTAGAAAAGCTAGAGATCATGGGATTGCTGGTAGAGAACTATTTGAAATTGCTGATTTGGCAGATATTGATGGTCCAGCTAAAACCCTCTACGACACTCTTGTTGGTGCAGTAGTACAAAGAAAGATAGCCTCATATACAAGAGGTATGGAATTAAAAAACCTCGATGTCCGTAACCCAGCAAACAAAGCTCAATTTAAAGAAGCTGTACAAGCTGAGATAGATAAAACAAAACTTGCCTATCAAGTAGCTTTTAAATACGCTGGCGACCTACAGGATGACAGTCTATTTAGAGCATATTATGAAGCAGTTTCTATGAGTAATGATATTCATAACTTTGATGATTTTGATGCTTGGATTAAAAAGAAACTGAAAGGTGGAGAACTAAACGGTAAGACTAAAACTGGTGTTCTTATAAAAGAACTACAAGGTGTAATGATCAATAGTGTTCTTAGTGGACCTAAAACTTCAGTAAGAGCAATCATGGGTACAGGAACTGCTACGTTCTTAAGACCTTTCTCACAAGTTATTGGTGCTACTCTTACTGGTGATAAAACCACACAAAGAGCTTCATTAGCTGCTATGAGTGGCATGATGGAATCTATTCCAGAAGCTTGGAAAGTATTCAGTACTAAAATTAATGCTTACTGGTCAGGAGATATTTCAACTATAAAAACTAGATTTAATCAAGTTACTAAAGGAGATGAGCAATGGGCAATGCTTGGTGACTGGATTGAAAATAGTGGTAAAGCAGATCTTGGAGATCAAGCTGCATACTATATGGCTAACATGGCTAGATCTTTAAATGACAATAAGTTTTTAACTTATTCAACAAAGATCATGGCTGCTACTGACGATACCTTTGGATATATATTGGCTAGATCACGAGCAAAAGAAAAGGCAATGCGCCTTGCTATGGATCAATTAAATAAAGGAAACGTAACTGAAATAACACCAGATTTACTAAAGAATGCACAAGATAAATTTTATACTCAGATAACTGATGCTGACGGTAACATTACTGAAGCTGCAACTATATTTGCTAAGAAAGAAGCTACATTAACAACTGACTTAACTGGATTTTCTAAAGGTTTAAATGATGTATTTGAAGCAGCACCTTGGGCTAAACCATTTTTCTTGTTCGCTAGAACAGGTGTAAACGGTTTATCTCTTACTGCAAAACATACTCCAGGATTTAACTTCTTAGTTAAAGAATGGAATGATATAGCTTTTGCAGATCCTAATAATTTAAAAGGTCTACAAAAATACGGAATAGAAACAATAGAAGATTTAGCTAATGCAAAAGCATTACAAGCTGGAAGATTAGCTATTGGTAGTTCTGTTATTTCTATGGCTGCACTTCATTTTATGAATGGTGGTCTTACTGGTAATGGACCAGCTGACAGACAGAAAAGACAAGCATGGATTGATGCTGGATATAAACCAAGAACTATAACTATTGGTGGAGTACAAGTTAGTTATGATTCTTTTGAACCATTTAACTTAATGCTTTCAACTATCGCCGATATTGGTGATCACAGTCAGTTAATGGGAGAAGAATGGACAGAAGATCAATTCCAGAAACTAGCGTTGGTCGTTGCACAAGGTATATCTAGTAAATCTTATATGGCTGGAATACAGCAGTTTGTAGATTTATTTGGAGGTCAAGCTGGATCTTGGGAAAGAATTATTTCTGGATTAATTAATAACCAAATACCTCTTTCTTCATTAAGAAACGAATTAGGTAAAGTATTTAATCCTCATATGAAAGAATTAAATTCTGGAATTATTGAGTCTATTAGAAACAGAAACTTAATTACTGAAGGATTAGCTATTAACGAATTGCCTACTAAATACGACATGTTAAATGGACAACCAATTAAAGATTGGGATTTTCCAACTCGTATGTTTAATATGTTTAGTCCTTTCTATATAAATTTAGATCAGGGTGAAGGTAGAAAACTTTTATTTAATAGTGGTTATGACATGAGAATGTCAACCTACTCATCCCCAGATGGAATAGATCTTAGTGATAACGCACGTCTTAGATCTTTATTTATGAAAGCTATAGGTGATCAAAACTTAGAATCGAAGTTAAATAAACTAGCTAAGAATCCAAAAGTTATTGCATCTATTGAAAAAATGCAAGCTGATCTTAGAGCTGGCAGACGAGAGATAAATCCAAGAACAGCATATGTTCACAACATAATGATTCATACATTATTTATGGAAGCCAGAAAAGTAGCTTGGGCACAAGTACGTAATGATCCTGAAGCTTTAGTTTTATATCAAGAAGATAAGAGAATCAATATACAAAATGAAACTTCATTAAACAAAACAAGAAATTACACGTACCAAGATAAAGAATCTACTGCCGGTAATTTCTTACTCCCTTACAGATAATCCACTCGCCAACTAAATAAATAATCGTTTGTAAATACAAATGGCGACAACTGAACATTTTTATACAGGCAATGGTTCTACAACAACCTTTGCCTTCACATTTCCATATTTAGCAAATACGGCTGTCAACGTAGAACTTGATAACGTATTAAAAACTGAAAACTCAAGTGGTCAAACAAATAATGACTACACCATTTCTAATACAAATATTGTCTTTAACTCAGCTCCAAGTAGCGGTGTTAGCATACATATTTATAGAAATACTAACGTTGATGCAGCTCAAGCAGTATACGCTGCGGGCTCTTCAATTAGAGCTAGCGATTTAAATAATAACCAAACACAGTTATTATATGCAGCTCAAGAAGACTCACAGTTAGTAAGACAATCTGATTTAAAAGACGGGATAGTTAATTCCGCAAAGATAACTGATGGTTCAATAGTAAACGTTGATGTCAATGCATCAGCTGCTATTGCCGGAACTAAAATTTCTCCAGACTTTGGCTCACAAAATATAGCAACAACAGGAACTATAGATGGAAGAGATGTATCCGTAGATGGCACAAAACTCGACACTATAGAGACTAATGCTAAAGATGACCAAACAGCATCTGAGATAAAAACTCTGTATGAAGGTAACTCAAATACCAACGCATATACCGATGCTGAGAAAACAAAATTAAGTGGTATTGAAACCGCAGCCACCGCAGATCAAACCGCAGCAGAAATAAGAACCCTTGTAGACAATGCTACCGATAGTAATGTATTTACTGATGCTGATCATACTAAGCTTAATGGCATAGAAACGGCAGCCACCGCAGATCAAACAATAGGCGAAATTAAATCACTTATAGCTGGTTCACCTTTAGATGCTTCGCATTTAGCTGCTAATTCTGTAACTTCATCTGAACTCGCAGCTGACTCAGTTGATTCGAGTGAACTTGTAGATGGATCTATAGACACTTCTCACATAGCTGGTGCTCAAGTTACAGATGCAAAGCTTGCGTCTAACTCAGTAACAACATCAAAAATTACTGACGCTAACGTAACAACAGTAAAAGTAGCAGATGCAAATATAACCCTTGCTAAATTAGCTAGTGATCTAAAACAAACATCTATATCTGATAGCGACACACAGCTACCAACATCTGGAGCTGTTGTTGATTATGTTGCTGCACAGATTGCACCTATTGGTGGACTAGAAGTTATAGCAA